ATTTCAGAGAATGTCCTCTTTTGTTGAAGGTGCTGATATGGTTTGGATGGGTCACGTACATGAAGACCATGAGTTGACTTATACTGTGGAAAGATTGAACTCAAATAACAAAATAAATATTAAAGACGTATTAATGGTTCGTACTCCAACTTACAAAGAAGAGTACCAAGAGGGTAAAGGTGGATGGCACGTTGAAAGAGGCGCACCTCCAAAACCTTTAGGAGGCAGATGGCTTGAGATGCACCCGGAAAGAGTGCGCAAGGGTGACAAAGAGACAGTTAAAGTAAACGCCTTCACATACAAAACTTTATGAAAATAGAGGTAAATTACATCTTTCGCGAAACTGACGTAGATCCTATCTACGAGCGCATTGGAATTGAGATGGACAGCGACATTGAGATTGAAGAAGCGGGCGTTTTAGACCTTAACCACGTTATAGGTGCATCAGAATTTTACGAATTAACCCAGGTATATATGTTGGGAGGTCACGTTTTTTACATAGATTTGCCTTTTAACGAATTTAAAACACTATGGATGCAGTAAATAACCCTACACACTATCAAGGCGAAATTGAATGCATTGAGTGTATTAAAGCAAGTATGACATATGAAGAATTCAAAGGCTATCTACGTGGTAATGTGTTTAAGTATTTGTGGAGGTATAATCGCAAAAATGGGTTGCAAGACTTGGAGAAATCACAATGGTATCTTAACCGACTACACAAAGAAATTGAGCAACATGGCAAACCTTGACAAAGCAAATTTAGACTATATCCTTCGTTGGGAAGGCGGTCTATCAAAACACACAAGAGACAGCGCATCACGTCACCCTGTACCCGATGGCAGCGGATATCACACGAATAAAGGTATCACGTTTCGTGTGTTTAAATCTGTTTACGGAGATAGTGCAGAAGCAGTTGCCCGATTTTATAAGATGACTCACGAAGATTTTAAAGGCATCTACAAACTATACTGGAACGGAGTGAAAGCAGACTTAATTCAGTCACAAATCTTGGGTGAATTTGTTACAGATTTTGCTTGGGGTTCAGGCGTTGCCGGTGCTTCACGTCAAGTGCAAAAGTGGCTTAATACTCAAGGCTACAAAGTTGCTATTGATGGGAAAATAGGTAACGGTACTTTATCCGCAATTAACCAATTGATAAAAGACAAAGGAGAGAAGGCAGCGTTTGATTCATTAAACGCACATAGAAGGCACTTTTTAAGCGGTTTAAAGGACTTTGACGTATTTGGTAAGGGTTGGTTCAATAGATTAAACGATTTCATCGCATACGCCTATTTAACAATGAATGGCAAGTCTTGAAGATTTAGGGAAAAACTTTAAAGATTTTACCCCATCCGACAACGATGGGGTTACTCGTATTATACAAAATTGGGGTAACGAGTTTATTAAGCAGCTGCAAAACAACTTACTCAAAAACAAGAGTAACGCAAGTAGCAGCCTATCGCAAAGCATCACGCCCGAAATAACGCAACCGGCTACAGGTTACAATCTTTCCATTATGATGCAGGACTATTGGTTCTACGTTGAAAATGGCAGAAAGCCCACGCAAGGCGGTGGTAGTGGCGAACTATACAAGAATATATACGAGTGGATTCAAAACAAACGTGATCTTCAAGTAAACGTGATTAGTAAGTCACCCGATAGGATTGCAGCAACCAAATCACTTGCCTACGTTATTACACGAAAGATACACCGTGAGGGAACTAAAGCAAAACCTTTTGTATCGCCTGCACTGAAGCAAGTTACTACGCAAACACTGGCAACAAGAATAAGCGAGTACATCGTAGAAAGCCTAACGGGGAATTAAGTTTCCCCTTTTTTTTGCTCTATTTTGAAAAATATTTTTGCAATATCAAAAGTTTACTTTACTTTTGTGACATGGAATTAGCAGAAATCATAAAGCAAATTAAACTAAACAAGAAACACGGCTTGATTAAGCGTGTATCTGAAGCAACGGGCGTAAGCCAACCAAGTGTGCGCAAGTATCTCAACGGGGACATCATTAACCCAAAAGCAATGAGCGTTATTAAGGCAGCATTAGAAGACGTATCTCATGCAAGTTGACGCACAAATATTCGTTGAGGGTGACACATTACAGGTAGAGTTACCTTTTGTACACTTAATCTATGACTTGCGTGAGGTGCAGACAAAGGCATACAAATACTTTGATGACCAATTTGAACACGCTCACAAGTTTTGTCGTATTAATGACGAGCAGATCATCGATTTTATGTATTTAAACTTTGATGAGAGATACGACATCCTACACGATTTAACCTACTACTACAAAGTAAAAGCAACTAACATCATTCAACTACAAGACAAATGAATACATCTGAAAAAATTACCACACTAACTAAAGCCTTGTTTGAATTTCAGGGCAAAGTAACCAGCGTAAAGAAGAGCGCAACAAATCCACACTTCAAGAAGAACTACGCTGACCTTTCAGCAATCTTAGAAGTCATTAATCCAATCATGCAGCAATGCGGATTATTTGTCACTCAGCACCCACACGAAGACGTTTTGATTACAACGGTCTATCACGCAGAGAGTGGTGAGTTTATGCAATCAGAGCAGGTGCTACGTTTAAAAGATGCAAGCAATCCACAGGCGCAAGGTTCGGCAATTACTTACGCAAGACGTTACGCTTTAGCATCTATCTTTTGCTTAAATCAAGAAGATGACGATGCGAACTCTGCAACGGGCATAAAAGTTACCACGGCAAAAGAATCGCTACATCCAAAGCACCCAATGTGGGATAAAGCAGTCGCTCACGTTACCAATGGCGGCAGCATCAAGGACATCGAAGCAAAGTACGTGATTAGCGAAGAATACAAGGTAATGATTGAATCAGCAAAGTGACTAATATCGAAAGGATGGAAATTACAATTACTCAAAACCAAGAGCAGTGGCAACAAGCAAGGCTAAATCGCTTTACTGCATCAGTCATTCATAAATTAATGGGCAACTCACAATCAGGTGGGTTGCTCAGTAAAACGGCAGAATCTTTCGTATACGAGAAAGCCGCTGAATTATTAACCGGTCAAAGTAAAGCAATTTACGGAGATGCGTTGACCTGGGGACTTGAACATGAAGCAGCAGCGTTTGAGGCGTTCTCTAAACACTTCTTTCAAGAGTGGTCATACTATGGTGGGGACACGTTTGTATTTATACCTTACGGACAGTATAGCGGCTATTCACCGGATGGTATGTCTTCGGATGCCATACTTGAAATCAAATGCCCGTACAACAGTGCTATCCATCTCAAGAATTTTGCCATCACCGATGCCGATAGTTTGTATGAAATGCACCGGGAGTACTACTACCAAATGCAGTTAGGCATGCTTGCGACCAAATTAGAGATGGGTTACTTTGTTTCCTACGATCCACGTATGCCCGAAGGTAAGCAGCTACACATGGCAGAGATAGAGCGGCACGATTTGCAGTATGAGATTGACGAAAAATTGTCGGCTGCTTGGGAACTGTTACAAACTATTTTGCATAAATAAAGAAAATAAAATTGTAATAAGGAAAATATAACTATATTTGTGCTATGAAATTTGATATCTCAAACATAACTATGAGCCACCGTGCTACTGGAGGCTACCAAATCAAAGGCATCGTTAACGGAATTACCGTTATTGCCAACACCAACGACAGCGAGGCTTACGATTGGTGGAATGACGACAGTCAACCGGAACTACATACACAAGCACTGCTACATTGCGAGTGGAAGTTGGAAGAGCAATATTTATCACTATGACAATGCCTATAATTATCGCCATCCCACTTGCAATTGTATTCTTTACCTTTGTGGTATTATACCATATAGTAAAAGAGTGGTGGGCATTTAAGAATCAGCCACCGAGACAAGTAAACGAGTCAGAGCGACCTGCTATTGTCAAACCTAAACGCTTTTATAAAGGCAAAGGATTATGAGCGCAATGCACAGAGTTGCTGAGGCATTACTAAACTACCCAGGCACGAGAGACAATGACAGAATGCTTTGCGCTATGGTTTGGAGAGACGAACTTATCGCAGACGGCAGAGACGTAAACGAGATGTATGCACCGGATTTCTTTTTGGCATACCTATACACGTTAACCGATGCAGCTACAATTACACGTTGCAAAAGACAGTTGCAACTAACTAACCCCGAATTAAAAAAAGAACCTAAATAAAATAAGGTATATGTTAAATTTAAACACAGTAGCAATGGTGAAGACAAGTAACCAACTACAACAGGACAACACGGTAAACACCGTACAAAAAACAAACGATTACACAAAGTTTAAAACTAAACAAGGTAATCGAGAACTCAATCAGTTGCATTTAAAAAGACTAATGCACAGCGTAAAAGACTTAGACTTGCTACACGCTAATCCAATTTTAGTAAACGAGCGGTATGAAATTATTGACGGACAGCACCGATTTAATGTATGTCAAGAACTAAAAAAGCCTGTTTATTACATTGTTGTAAAAGGATTAGGTCTGCGTGAAATTCAAGTTTTAAACGCTAATACTAAAAATTGGAAATCAGAAGATTACATTGATGGTTATTGTTCAATGGGTATGCAAGAGTATTGCTATTTAAAGAATCTGTTGCATACAACTAAATTAGGAGTAACTCAATTATTGGCATTATTTACAAGTGGTCAAGGTGGAGGTAGTACAATGGAACTTTTAAGAAATGGTAATTTAAAACTACCATATAAAAGTAGAGGTAATACAATTTTGCAATGGATTAAGGAATGGCAAAAATATTATCCTGGCGCTGACCGTAGAACATTTGTAATAGGCTTAGTAATCGTATACAATATTAAAGGTTATAGTCACGAAAAAATGATGCAGAAGATAAAGTACCAATCTACTAAATTAGTTGACTGTACCAATACTAAAACGTACCTTGCTTTGTTGGAAGAAATTTACAATTATAAAGAAAGAAACGAAAAGTTAAGATTTTTTTAGTATATTTGTAATGTTCTACGGGATTGTTGCAGATTCCCTATGTTAAAGATATTGCCCTGTTATAATAGAAACGCTGCAACCGTTCTATTGTGATGGGGTTTTTTTATGCCATGAAAATTGAAGCAATAGCATTTAAAACTGAACACGCCGAAAAGTACGGTATTGAATCGGCTATCCTAATACAGGGTATACAAATTGGATTGCAACTTAATAAGAGCAAGCCTACTCACATTAAACACGGCAAGGTATGGATGTATAACAGCGTCAGAGAATGGCATGAAATATACACGTTTATGAGTGAATCTACTATCAAGAGATGTCTAAGAAAATTACATCAAGAAAAGGTTATTGAGGTTATGCAACTTGATAGCAATCCTATGAATAAAACCAATTGGTACACAATGACCAATGCATTAGGTCAAATTGACCCTATCGATAGTGTCAAACTGACCTCATCAAAACAATATAAAACAAACAATATAAAACAAACATTTATAGTACCGACCATTGAAGAGTTAAAAATAGAGTTTCCTGCACTTGATGCAAATCGCTTTCACGACTTTTACACTTCTAAAGGTTGGAAGGTAGGAAGTCAGCAAATGAAAGATTGGAGAGCAGCTGCACGTAATTGGTTAAGTAGAGACAAAGTAACAGAAGCACCTAAACTAAAAAGAGCCACATTAGATGACTAACATAGAAATAAACGTACTTGGACAGATGATGATCTATCCCACTACACACAACTACATAATGCGTTTAAATCCATTATGGTTTACCGACTACCGCAAAGAGGTTGTTTCAACAATGCAAGAGTTTTACCTTGACAACCAACCAATAAACTTGGCAAGTATCGGTATGAGGTTTAGAGCGCACCTGAAAGATATTGCGGCATGGAGTAACCAAGTCACCACAAATATGTACATTGAGCAGGAAATATTGCAGCTTGAGATGGCGTATAAAAAACACAACTTACAAACTAAAATTGCCTACCTTGATTACAATATAGATTTGTCTGACTTAATCACTAAAATTAACACTTTATTGGTAGAAAATACAGTATACGTGAATGGTCAAAGCAAACCCATTGGAATAATAGCAGGCGAGGTCATTGATACTTTGCAAGAGGCAATTAAACGAGGTACTAACATAACCGGAATACCCACCGGATGGCAATACCTTGACAAGTATTTAGGCGGATACAACAAAGGCAATATGATTGTAATTGCAGGGAGACCTGGAAGCGGAAAAACTGCCATTGCTTTATCGTTAGCACTTGACTGTTGTAATCATGCAAAGGTGTTGTTTATATCTTTGGAAATGAGCAAAGAAGAACTTGCCAAGCGTTACCTATCCTACATTTGCGACCTTGAGAATTACAAAATCAGAAGTGCAAAAGTTACACAGGTAGAATTAGATGCAGTGACAACTAAACTTTACGATTTAGATTTTAACTTTTTTATTGACGATGGCAGCAATGCAGACATAAACGAGATAGTTGGAAAAATTAAACTGCACAAAGCAAAGCACGGTCTTGACATTGTTTACATTGACTATATGCAGCTGATCAAGTCGCATCAAAAAGTAAGGGAGCAGGAGATAGCGCATATTTCCCGAACTTTGAAAATGCTTGCAAAAGAATTAAACATAACCATAGTGGCACTTGCACAGTTGTCAAGGGAGACCGAAAAACGCAGCGATAAGAAACCTATGCTTTCAGATTTACGGGAGAGCGGGCAGATCGAGCAGGATGCAGACATTGTTTTGTTTCCGTTCAGACCTGCATACTATGCTGATGAAAAACCCGACATTGAGATGGATGCTGAATTGATTATAGGCAAGAACCGACACGGGCAATGCGTTAGTATACCTATGAGTTTTGAAGGAGCTTATACACGATATAAAGAACTATTATGAGACACGCAAGTTTGTTTTCGGGAATAGGTGGCTTTGATCTTGCTGCCGAATGGATGGGGTGGGAAAACGTCTTTCATTGCGAATGGATGGAAATACCTCGTAAAGTTTTAG